AACAGTAAGGAACTACCATGACCAGCAACGATATTTATAAAGAAGAATTCCTAGCATTAGTCACCAGAAGTGATGGTAGATTATCTCCAAAATCTATAAATGAACAGTTCTTTACAAAAAAAGATAAACTTCATCTATGGACACATTATATAGAATCCACTAAAATATTTGACCAATACGATACTAAAGATCGTATTTTCTTTTGGGTTAGTAATATTACAGATATACAATATTGCAATTGCGGTAACCCGTGTATGACTATCAATTATACTGCCCCTAAGACCTACTCTAAATATTGTAGTCAAAAATGTTCCTTAATTGATAAAGAACCTAGAAAGATAGGCGCAGCTAAAAGGGACGAAAAGGTTGCTGCTTCAAAGAGGGCAATTACTATGATAGAGAAGTATGGAGCAAAGACTAATCTTGAGAGACCAGAGATTAAACAGAAACTCCAGAAACCTAAGGTATCTCCTGAAATAATAACTTTATTGAATAACAAAGAATGGCTAATAGAACAATATGTCACACTCAATAGAACTTCTGTTGAGATAGGTGATGAGTTAGGGTGTTTCTACGGTACCGTATTGTCTTATCTAAAAACTTACGATATACCAATAAACTATTTCAGAAACACATCTAAAGAAGAGACACAACTAAAAGAGTATATTGAATCATTAGGTGTTGCTGTAATACAATCAGATAGATCTCAACTAGGTAACAGATTAGAACTGGATTTGTATATGCCTGATCATAATTTTGCTATTGAAATGAATGGATCATACTGGCACTCATTTTCATATAAAGAATCTGAGGAAGAAAGAACAAAACACAAGAGAAAACATATACTAGCTAAAGAAAAGAATATTTATCTATTACAAATAACAGATATTGAGTGGAAGAATAATAAACCGTTAGTCCAGTCGATGATTAGAAATAAGTTAGGGTTATCTATAAAGATACACGCTAGAAAATGTACAGCTGATTTGATTCCTTATAAAGAATATACTTCGTTTTGTATAAACAATCATATATCTGGTGTTGCTAGAGCGTCTAGAGTATATGGATTGCGGGATGAATCTGGCGAACTCATTTCAATACTTTCTTTTGCTAACAGTAGGTTTAAAAATAAAGAAGAATGGGAAGTTATAAGATTTTGCACAAAACAAGGATATACTATTAGAGGTGGTTTTAGTAAGCTATTATCAAAGTTTATCAAAGATGAAACTCCAACATCTATAGGTACATATTCCGATAATAGATATGGTACTGGTGGTGTATACGAATCTAACGGATTTGTTCATATAAAATCTTCTGAACCCGGATATTGTTGGACAGATACTCAAGTTATGATGAACAGGTATCTTTGTCAGAAAAAGAAACTACCTGATTTACTAGGTGATAAGTTTGACTCTAATAAATCCGAATCAAGTAATATGTTTGGTGCTAAGTATAGAAGAATGTGGGATGCTGGTCACGAATATTGGAGGTATAATATTCTCTTATAAATAGTAGTATAACCAACCTAAGGATATACTATGGCAACTCTCCCAGCAAATCTTAACCCTTTATCACCAAATGGGTTTCAATTCTCAATACAAAAACTTCCAGAGCTTACTTACTTTGCTCAACAAGTTGCATTACCATCTATCAATTTACCTAATATATCTGTTAATACTCCATTCTCAGCAATGCAAATTGCTGGTGATACTCTAACATACGAACCACTTTCAATAGAATTTCTTGTTGATGAGGATATGGCAAACTATTTGGCTATCAATGATTGGATAATTGCTATGGGATTTCCAGAAAACTATCAACAATACATAAGTTGGCAGAATAAGGATAACATTAATATTTCTGAGTTAGCAAAGAACTATTCCGATGCTACTCTACAAATATTAGATTCAAGTAATAACCCTATTCAAACGGTTACCTTTGTTGATGTGATTCCAACATCTTTAGGTAATATGACTTTTTTATCCACATCTTCAGACGTCAACTACGTCACATGCAATGTAACTTTTGATTACTCCTATTTTAAATTTGTATAACGTGAGAATATTATGGCGACAATCGAAGAAATCCAGACTCTTTGGGATATTGACTCTAGTATAGATTCTAACCACCTAGATGATGAATCTGTAAAGACCGCTAAACTTCACTCCAAGTATATAAGTTTGCTTATGAACACCAAGTTAAGATATAGCAAAACCAAGGTCGATGCAAATACACTCCGAAAGAATAAGTTTAGATACTACCGTGGTGAACTTTCTAAACAAGAACTTACTGATCTTGGTTGGGATCAATGGCAATACACAAAACCACTAAAGAACGAAATGGATGAATTTCTAAAAGGGGATTCAGATATCACTGCTATGGATCTTAAACTTGAATATCTTACAGCAAGTATATACTTACTAGAATCAATACTAAAGTCTATTGCCGACAGAACTTGGTCTATTCGAAACTGCATTCAGTATAAAGCATTCTTGGCTGGTGGTTAATGGCACACATTAAAGTAGAAAAATTCAATGAAGTTCATATTAGATTATTTTCTGATCAATCCACCGAACAGGAATTATCTGAGTTTTTCAAATTCCCTGTTCCTGGTGCTAAGTTTTCCCCTAAATTCAAGGCAAAAATCTGGGATGGTTTTGCAAGATTGTATAATTTACAAACCAAGAAATTATATACGGGTCTTATTGAATATGTAAAAGAGTTTGCCGAAAGAAACAACCATACACTCGATATAGATGATGGTATTTCTTATGATATGGGTGTTACTGTTGAACAAGTAGAAGGATTCGCGAAAGTAATCAATCCTTGTTCAAAAGGTAATCCAATCGAAATAAGAGATTATCAAGTGGATGCCATTCATAAGGCACTGAATAATTGTAGAACAGTTCTATTAAGTCCAACTGCATCTGGTAAGTCGCTAATCATATATACCTTACTTAGATGGTTCCTAGCTAAAGGTTTGACCTGTATCATCATCGTACCAACCACATCCCTCGTGGAGCAGCTCTATTCGGACTTTGAGGATTATTCCACAGGTAATGGGTGGCAAGTAAATGATAATTGTCAAAGGCTATATTCAGGGTTATCTAAAGACTTTACTTCTAATGTTCTAATTACAACCTGGCAGAGTTCCTGGAAGAACAAAGCAGGTAGTGCTTTAGATGGAATAGGTAAAGATTTCTATAATCAATTTGATGTAGTGATATGTGATGAGGCACACTTATCTAAGGGAGCATCTATTACTTCAATGTTTGAGAATATGACTGATGTTAAATACAGAATTGGAACTACTGGAACGATAGATAATTCTCAAGTTAATCAACTTCAACTTGAAGGGATAATGGGTCCTCTACATAGAGTGATAACTACTAAACAGTTAATGGATTCCAATAGAGTAGTTCAACTCGATATCAAATGTTTACTGTTGAAATATCCAGAAGAAGTAAGAAAAATTAACAATAGATTAAAGTATCAAGATGAGATAAACTTTCTGGTATCTCATGAGGGTAGAAATAAATTTATAACTAATCTTGCTCTAAAACAGGATGGTAATACTCTAGTGTTGTTTCAATATATTCGCCATGGTAAAGATATATTGAAACTAATACAAGACAGAGCAGAAGAGGGTAGAAAAATATTCTATGTGTCTGGAGAAGTAAAGACTGAGGATAGAGAATATATACGCAAAGAAACAGAGAATGAATCTAATGCAATTATTATTGCTAGCTTCGCCACATTTAGTACAGGAATTAACATACCATCTATTGAGAATATTATATTTGCTAGTCCTACTAAATCTAAAATTAGGAATCTTCAATCAATAGGACGAGGATTAAGATTAAGAGATGGTAAATCTTCTTGTATTCTTTATGATATTAGTGATGATCTTTCTTATAAATCATCTAAGAACCATACTCTGGGACATTTTGCTATTAGAGTTAAGACATACTCCGAGGAGCAATTTAACTTCAAACTACATATGATTGACATTAGTTAATAACAACTAATCTACTTAACCCCACCACAGATAAAGTATAACATCATTTAGGGTAAAAGTAAAGACTTTGAAAACTACAAGAAAAATATGATACTAAAAAATTATATATTTCTTATAAGTCATTGAATTATAATTAAACTTAGAGAAAAGAAGCACTTCTAAGGAGATATAAATTTTGTTAGGTGTACATTTATGTAAATTATGGAAAATACGTGAAAAAAGGTCATATAAGTTATTGAAATATAAAACATTAAAAAAGTAAAAAACCACTAAAATTAAGAGTCTTGGGTTTTGTTTATTACACATAAAATATCTAAAGTCAACATAAACTTTACTTTTTTGTTGTTATGTTGTATAATATGATAAGTTAAATTAATAGGTGATTGATATGGCAGATTATGTAAAAAATGCGGACTTTCTAGTAGCAATTCTTGAAAGAAAAGCACTAATGAAGAAGGCAGAGGATGAAGGCAATGATGTTCCTCAAATATCAAATTATCTAGGCGAATGTATTCTTAAGATAGCAAACAATCTTGCTAACAAGGGAAACTTCAACGGTTATTCATTCAAAGATGAAATGATATGTGATGGCATCGA